TTGATTTAATCTCTTTAACTGCTGGATGATCATACTCTCCTACGGCTATAAAACCTGCAGCTTGTCCAAGCATTGGATTGATATTAGTTAATGTATCAATAGCTTCTCGCCAATCCTCATGCCTATATACAGAAGATTTCATTACTAAACCATCCCGTAGCATGGCTTGTGCTAGTTCTCCTCCTCTTATAGGTACTTTATGGCGACCAATACCAGCTTGAAATAAACCTTTACCTTGTAAGGCTCTATAACCATGTACATTATTTAATAAGCTTCCTACTAATTTATCTCCTAGCATAAAGCTTCTTAATACTCTAGCTCCTCTTCCAATACTTGTACCTTGCCAAGGATCATCAATATTTAAGAATCTTTTAGGGTCAAAGTATAAACGTTGTTCGTCGAATTCTTGACCCATAAAGCTACGTACCGTAGATTCTGGCATAGTTAAAGCACCATTAATCAAATCTAAAGACGCACCTCTCCAGGCATTCATACCTTCTCGGAAATTAGTCTCTAAATCAGCAGTACCAGTTCCAGATGTAAGGGCATGTTTTCTTTCACCTGCTAAATTATGTGATCCTAAACCCATAGCTCCTGCAATTTCTCTTACAGGATTTACTAATAAGTTGGCTGCATTTTCGAACTTAGGTAAGCCATCTTTCCAATCTACTATACCATCACCATTTTGATCATAAATCTCTTTCCATCTAGGATCGTTTGGGTTTGGTCTTTCATTCGGATTATAAGTAGGTGCTTTTTCTAGACCTAATCTATCATATCCTTCGTGACCTTTTAATTCTTCAGGGCTTCGTTGAGTTGATCCCGAATCACTTACAGGAGAAGGAGTTAATTGCTCTTGAAAATTAGCAATTTCTCCAGCTTGCTGACCTAATACTCCATAAGGATTCTCATGTCCAATATCTTCAGCTTTTTGGATATTTTTATCTATGTATTCAGATCGTTGAACGTCTCGATTACCTTTAGCAAAGTACCAACTATTCTTCGGATCTCTTAAATCTTCGTCATTCATTATGCTGGTACCTCCTGTCCTATACTAGCTACAAGTAATTGTGCAGACAGAATTCTTAAACTGTCATCTAAATAAGGTGAATCTGGTGAGCTTGACATACTTTGTAAGTTGCTTACTTTTTCTTTTGGTATAATTAAACCCTTACCAGGTACATTTGGTAATTCCCATGGGACTCCAAATATCTCACCTTTTAAAGATCCAGGTATATAATTATGTATTTCTGGATTGAACTCTCCTTTATATTCTAATTTTTGAATAATATTTCTAGTTTTAGGAGTAAACTGTTCAAGCCATTTTGGATCTATTTTCGATTCAAACCACCATGTTTGATCTAATTTCTTATGATCTGCTAAGGATAATTCATTAAAGTTTTTACCTGGTATTGCACGGTTTTCCACTCTAGTAGCACCACCGCCATGTATACCAGAACTTACTCCTAAACCAAATGCATATTCTGGATTACTTTGATCCTTTTCATACCTTTGTTTAGCAGCTAGATACTTAGCTCGACCTTTAAAACCGCCACCATAAGCATTAATAATATTTTCTGGTACATTTGCGGTTCTCTCTTCGACATTATATACTTCAAATCCACCTTTTTTTACCCAACCTTTTTCGTTAATTTCATCTTCAATTAAATTATTGTCAGATTTCCATGTACCATTTTCTTGTAAGGTTTGAGTTTCACCTCGAATAGTTCTGGTATCACCTGGGTTATAGTTACCAGTCCAGAAATCTTCTGATTCTATTTGGAATAGATTACCAGATGATTTAACAGAACCACCTTTTTCATCATACTCTGCACCCTCTGGTATGTCAGCTTCATGATGTCTAGGTGCCGAAAGTATTGCTTCAGATTCTGCAGCAGCTTGATTTACACCCTGAGTTACATGACCCTCTTTATCAATTATTAATTCTCGATATTCATTTACTGCACATTTAGCTTGAGCATCACCAGCTGTAGTTGATTTATAATTCAGATATCTATTTAATTCTGTAACTTCAGGATGCTCACATGCGGTATCTACAGTATTTATTGCTTGAGGATTTAAAGCTAGTATTCTTTCATTTGTCATTTCAGGTCCATAATTAGCCCTGATTTGCCATTTCATTAATTGTAATGCACTGATTTTAGGGAATTTTCTAGCTAATTGTTTCCAAAAGTATGGTACTTGACCATTAGTATTTCCTCTAAAATACTCTAAAGCAGAGTTTATATGTTCCTGAGAACCTGGTATTGGAGTTGTTTCAAAAAATTTTGAATTCCATACCTCACCATTAGTACCCTCTTCTAAGCCCCAATTATATGCATCTTCTATTTCTTTTCCTTCAGCAAGTACTGCTTTTCTATCTATTGCTGGTCGATTAAAATATGCACTATCTTGAAGTGGTTTACCGGTCCATTTGTCACCTAATTCTTTCTTTAATGGAGACTCTTGACCATCAACCATTATACCAGATTTATCTTGAACATCCTTATAAGCTAAACTTGCAGCTTCACTAGGAGGTATATTTTTAGATCGATATAATTCGTATTGTGTTCTGAAATCCGCCTCCATTGCGTTCATACCGTCAATGAGTCTAGGATTCCATTTTATATCTTTAATACTTAATGTAGTTTGACCTGAAGCTTCACGGATTATATGGGTTAGTTTTCTATTATACTCGCCGCCATCTTTTAAAATATTATTTAAGTAGCCTCCACCTGCTTCATTGTAATTAGATACTTTACTAGTATTATTACCACCTCTTGGTTGAGTAAAATGATTTATGACTCTATGATTTACACCTAATAATGAAGACTCATCAAAGAGGTCTCGATCCATTAATTCTTGAATTCTTTTAATCTCTTCTTTATCATCTTTAGTAAGTTTGAAATATTCATCCGTAAACCAGGTTGGTAGACTTGGAAAACCTCGCTTATTTAATAACCAGTCAGACCAAACTTCATATTGCTGCTGACTCATTGAAAAGTTTTTATCTTTCTTTTGTTCTGCTCTAACCCAATCTAAAAATTTATCTTTAGATTCTAGTTTAAGAGTTTCATGTTCAGCTACATCTTTATGAGCGGCGGCATTTCTATCAGCATTAACATCAAGTCTAAACTGTTCAAACCTTGTTGCATTAGCTTCACTGAATGGTGTACCAGTAAGAGGATTGATTTGTTCACCAATTATGTCTAAAACTTTCCAACCTTTATCCCCTTTAAGTTTACCATATACCATTTCTTTTCTTAACATTTTCAAGGCTTCATCCATACCTTTACCATAACCTAATAGCTTTCCATTTTCATCCCATGTACCAGCAAATACAGTTAATAATCTATTGAAATCATACTCACCATCATTTTGAAACTCTTGTATAGCTTTAATTCTAGTCTGATATGAAGAATCAACACCGTGTTGTTTACGGAATTCTCCCATTATCTCATTTTTAGTTGTGTTTATAACTCCATCTGGACCGGTAATACCAGCTAATTCTAGCATTTCTGGACTAAAAACATTGATACCTCTTTGAGTCATGATCTTATCTAGACCAACATTCAAGGCATGTTCTTTTAAAGCTATTGGGTATAGGGGTATACCTGTTACACTTTTAGGTGTATACTCGTGACCGTTAACATTTAGAAGATCTTCACTTTTAGCTAAGTAATTTCTTGCAAGTAATGGTGCTGCATCTTTAAATAAATCTAATTTACGTTTAGCATATTGAGTTTGACCATGAGGAGAAAGCTGTGTAAATCTATCAGCATCTTCATAATAAGCACCATTAAGAAGCAAATTCTGCTTCTCTATATGCATTTGAGTATCAAGGTTTTTATTAGCTTTTAATTGTGCTTCTAAAACAGCTAACTTTTCAAGATGTTTTTTACGGTCTGCTTCAAATGCTTCATCAGCTTCTTTTCTTTCAGCACCTATTTGCCTACCATACATATAAGGTAAAAGACCTACACCTCCAACAGGGTGTGTATCTTTTAAACCAGCTTCCCAATTTTCTTTAGGTTTACCAACTAATATATCAGCAGCAAGATTTATATTAGCAATATTTTCTTTTTCTCTTTTTTCAATATTTCTAATTTCTTGCTGAGTATTTTGGCTATGTAACCCTAAATTAAATCTTTCTCTATTAAGAAGGCGTGTTACGTTTTCTGCATATGTCATGGCGTACTCCAGTAAGTTCCTGATTGAATAGATTTAGTAGTTGGCACAGTTGACCAATTAGCAGGAGACCAAGAAGCCGTCTCAAGAACTCTTCCTGGGGCATCCCAAGCCTGAGCACTTGTCCATTCTGTAACCGTACCGATTTGAGCGGGATTACCTCCACTGGCTATAAAGTCAGAACCACTAAAGCCTGGATCCACTGCTGTCATGCTACCCATACCTGTATTTGTTGCTGCTGTCATTTTATGGAATCCATAAGCACTAATGGCAGATGATGCTAATCCTAGAACTAATCCTGCCATTGATGGTTTAGCTTCTAGTGTTGGTGGTATAGGAGTTTGACCTGGTATAGGTGCAAACCTTACTTGTTCAAATAGATTATTAATTTTATATTGAGCATCTATTCTAGTAGCATCTCGTTTAACATCTACTTCTTTTTGAGCAAGTATTAATTTATTTGTTTCTTCAGCTACTCGATATCCATGTTCTCTAACACTTTGAGCGGCTAATCTACCAGCTGTTACGCCAGTCCCTTCACCTGCATAAGAATTCTTATACATTTTAATTAAAGACTCTTGTAATTTGAAATCTGTATTTGCAAACATCTGATCCAACTGCTCATCGTATTGTTGCCATTGATTTACCATAGCACTAAATACTTTATCTGTTTCATCTTGTTGGACAATAACATCGTTTTTCCATTTGTTATTATTCAACATTGTTTCGACTAAATAATTCTCATTTTGATAATCGAATTGGTTTAGTCTCGCTCTGTTTCGGGAATTAACACCCTTAACTTTTTCTTGATAGCCTATTACTTGCTGTCCGGCTTGGACTGCAAACATGGCTGCGGCTGGGTTGCACACGGCAAAATTCTATAAAGGTCAATTTGTTAGGACCATATTCTAGTTCCCTTAAGAACTTAAATCCTAGAAACTTTAGAAGTTTGAGATGAGCGGTATTGCGTTTATCTACAATGTTCCAAAGGAGTTTTTCTTTTCTGCTTTCTATATATCGTTTGGCTTCACGTGCAAAAGTTAATGGATACTTATGTATTTCAGGTGTACATAACATCCATATAGCTCCATTATCATGAACTCCTACCAATCCGGCAGTCTTACCGTTTGGTGCTTTAAAATATACTGTGTCTCCATTGAAAGCAGCCTGTGGTATATGAAGCAAAGGAAAGTTTCCATGACCTTCATAGACTTCTCTAAAATCATCAGGACGAAGATTAGAGGCCACTTCAACAGCAGCCTCCATTGTAATTGGGTGGAGAAAGTTAGACACGTTTGTAATATTTATTTGAGTAATCCCCTTCCCAATTCATAGAGAATAAAGTAGCAGGAGATGGGTGTGTTGATTTAATATGTACTGTTAAATTTTCATTTCTGTCATATACTGGTACAGTATGTATATAAGTATCTGCTATAGTTGCAGTACTAGATTTAATACTATCCCATTCTACGGATTCATAAGTTTTAGTATAATCATTTCTACCTCTACGTTTCAAAGTAACATCTATAACTCCTACATCACCAAAGTTAAAATTCATTCTATGTAAAGTTAAAGAACCTCGTGTAGAAGATCTAGTTTTTGCACCTTGACCTGACCCTTCTTGTCTAGTTAAATATATGGTAGGTAGTTCTACTTCATATTCATATTCATAACCAACAACTAAATCAGTATTAACTGCTGATGTGGAAGACCCAGCTTCTGTAGATGTTTTCCAGTTACCATTTAATGTTACTGTTTCATTAGGAGCTGTGCCTGTAATAGCCGAGGATGGGATATCCTCACTCTTACCAGCTAAGTCACTATCTGTTATACAATATGCCGTCAAATTTTTGGCACTATAATAACCAGATCCTAACGTAAATGTAGTGGTATCAGCTGATGTGTTATATGTCATATCACCTGATGCAATAGTTTTTTTAGTATCTAAATGTACTCTATTATCATCTGGTGCTGAACCTATCAAGTAAGTGTCACTATCAATTTTAAGATCAAATCGTTCTAAAGTATATTTATTCTGAGCACTTGGTTTTAAGATAGCATAGTATATATCATCCATTATAACATGGTATACAACTGGATTAGGTAGTTCCCATCTAAACCATGCTGCTTGTTCTCTACGTTGACCTTGTTCAAACCATCTATAACCCCATACTTCATTAGATGCTGTATGTAATGTACTATCTACTGCAAATAATAATGTATCATTTTCAGTTGATTCTGCAGTTAAAGAGATATTAGTTGGAAAAGTTTTAGAAACAATTTTAGATTGCTCAACTACATTAGGTTGTTGCTGTGTATTGATATTATCTATTTCATAAAATCTAGTATTCTTTGCAGTGCTATTAATAAATCCAACTGTAGTACCCATCGAGAAGGCGTTAGAATCGGAGTTAAAAGCATAAGATGATAGATAGCTTATCTTAGCAGTTTCCGGTGTCATAAGGGCTTCTGCACCTGAACTGAGAAGGAACTGTTGACTTGCACTAAATAGTACTAGACCTGTATTAGCTTCTACAGCATCATATAATTTAGTAGGATATGTAGAACTAGATTGTAAGTCAATCGGGTCTACATTAGATATAGTCATAGCAGTCTTAGCCCAGAAGTTATAGAAATCATTAACTCTGGATAAGATTATATTCTCTGCACTAAGTAGAGCTATTCTATTCCTAAAGAACACCATCTTCTGGATAGGATATCCTACAAAAGAAGGAGTAGGGTTAGTAATGTCATCACCTGCGTCTCGTTCAGACCATGCTGGATAATCAAACTTAAAGACACCATTAGTATAATTACGAGATGAACCACCATTAATAGCATATGTACCAGCTTCTACAAATGTTAATTTAACAGGCATTGTATCCTTATCAAACTTAACATTTATTCCAGGTTGAGCACACTCTTCCCATACACCTTCACCAAATCTAGCTGGTGTAAAGTAAACTGTTTCACCTGCCGAGATAGTACCTGATACTGCATCAGTAATAGTAAATGTATCGGTAGATACGTTAGCAATAGTATATAAACCGTCACTAGCAGCTCCACTTGTAAAGTCTGCAATAATTTGATCACCATTAACTAAACCATGGCTAGCAGCTGTAATGGTTACAGTGGTTCCTGATCTAGCATAGGTACCAGTTTGAGATAGTTCAACAGGGACACCTTCTACCTGAAATCTTAGGTAGTAATCATCTTGTTCATCCCCACTATTCGCAACTCTTACAACATATCCGTGCCTACAATTACGTGGTAAATCTGCAATATCATTAACTTCACTAGTTGCAATTTGCATTAATTGCTTCTCAGTAGTACCTACACCGAATGCTGTTGGACGGTATAAATGCAAGCCATTACCAACAATTGTACAGGTTATATTAGTACCAGATATAGAGTCTAATGTAGACTTAATATCTCCTAATATACCTGCAGCTGAGACATGTTCTTCATTATTAGATGACGTAGCCTCTGGTCTAACCATAGCAATATTTGCTCTGGAGGTAACAGTGACATGGTTAGTTACTTTAACTGTAGTTTCTAACCCTTTTGTAGATCTAAATGTATGAGTATTACCTGTAGTCCATCCTTCTCCACCAAATTGTAATTTAACAAATGCTTGATAAGAATCTACATAATCACTAGCATCATCAGTGTTATCATCTGATGGGTCTGGTATACCTTGACAACGAGTATCTACTTCATATCTTAAATTAGATTTACCGGTTGCACTTTGGTTAGGAGGAGATGTAGCATGTATAGGTGTTCCTGTATTAGTAAAAGCATTAGTACCTGATCCAGCTGGAGGACAAACTTCTCTTCCCATGCCTTCACATTTACCATCATCATTATAACCTGATATATTACTTGTACTAACATCTTCATCTATACCTAATGACGTAGCCCTAGGATAAGTGTATGTAGTGTTTACAGCAGGATCATAAATATCTAATGCATACTGTTTACCGTAAGAAATTGTATCTAATGTTATAAAGGCTTCTTTTATTGCAGGTGGTGATTTATCGTTAGCACCTGTCAACATCGCTACATTCTTACGTCTATTACAAAAGAAAGTAGTTTCATTAATTGTTAATGGTTGTATATCTGAAGACTTCTCATCTGATAAAGCAGAGTTATTTAGATAATCAACTTTATTTGTTCCTGTAACAGAAGCATAATCGACGGGTATCGAAGCACCGTCACTACATCTCCATATATTAACAACGCCACCATTTGTAACTTGTCCGATATATTGTACATCATTATCTGTGTAGATAGGAAACCATTTAGCATGAGATCCAGTATCAACAGCATATGTTTTTGAATCACCATAAGGGTTAGAGGTAGTTGTAATGTCTTTAACTAAATGACTACCTGGCCTTTTAAGGCAGCCCAATACTATATCAGGTATTGCATTTTTGAGATCTGTAACTTGTCCAGGAGCTTTTAATTCGTCAGGTTGTTCTGACATCCCTTGGATATAGTTACTGATTTTTTGTGTTACACTTGTCATTATCTTCTAAGTGCTCTATAAGGTTTGTAAGATTGATAGGCAGAGTCATCAGGCCATCCCATAAAGTTATGATCACCTTGATTGCATTCGTATTCTATACATGAAGCTCTTGCTTGAACTTCAAATGTTGCTAACATTTTTTGTAACTGAGGATTAGCTACTAACTGTACAGCTGCAGCACCTGCTGCTTTATATATTATATATCGTTGAAAAGCTGTAGGTATATCTTCAAACTTTAATAACCTTACAACATTTACATAGAAATAATCATCATCCGGGAACTCAAATGTATGATTTACTTTATCATATAATTTCCAAACACCATCAGTATCCTTACGTCTAACAAGATCACGTGTTCTATCCCATTCATCATCTCTATCAATTCTAATTATATCTGAATCTATATGGAATTTGTCGCCTACTTTATTAGTATATTTTATATGGTTTTCTTTATTAAACATCCAGCCTTCTGTTTGTACATCTTGGTTAGCTGATGTTAATAAATTATAGATATAAGAAATCTCAGGATTATCATAATCTATTGAAGATACTGGGGCTTGACCAATACTACCCAGTATCGCATTGACTGCGGATAGTTCGGTATCGATGTCAATTGTTGAGGGAGTAGAAGTCATAGGTATAAATTTTTATGAATAAAAAAAAGGGAGGTGTTGAAACCCCCCTTATATGTTAAGTGTATTGTCCACCGACTACTGCACATGTATCATATGTACCGGAAGAACCGGCTGTTCCATATGCTAGTCGTAAGTTTTGAGTTGTGGATGCAACAGCTGATGCGTTGCCTGATCCACTAGTATCTGAAGGTGAAATGCGGGTTTGAGTACCCTTACATATTCCAGCTCCAGCTACTGCTGTTGGTACTGCCATAATATTATATTGTTAAGAAACGGTACCTATATTAGCAGGGCTAAGATGCTTTCTACCATACTCTAGTGGAGTAGGAGGATTTTTAGTTACTGATTTATCAACAGTTCCTATCCCACTAAGTAAGTTAGATTGCCCTTTCTCCCTGGTTATAGTTGTACTTTTTCCAGGATTAAGAG